GGTGTCAGAAGCTATCGGCGGTCGAAATACTGAGAAGAGCGTCAAAAACATTTGTTACCGTTATCTGCAAAGTTGGGGCGGTGTGGGGCGCAGTGAGCCTTGACGAGTCCTGCCCCTTTGTGCTATGGTAAGCTTGTAAAATCCTGAATCAAACCAGGCGGGCTTCCTCCGGGAGGTCCGTCATTTTTTACAAACATGATGTTGAAAAAAATTTGAAAAACCTCTTGACTTTTGCCACTGCTTATATTATTATAAAGCCATGGCAAAAGTGAGGTGATGAAATGTCGCCAAGAACAGGCCGTCCAATTAAGGGAGACAGCAAGCGAGATAAGAGTCTACAACTGCGTATGAGCCAACAGGAATTAGACTTACTGGATGAATGCGCACAGACCCTGGAAATTACGCGGACAGATGTTGTAAACAAGGGAATCCGGCTTGTTAAAGCTGAATTGGACAAAAAATAAGACAACCGGGCGCGCCTGGACAGCATACCCCGATTGCCTTATACACCAAACCAAGGAGGTTTGATAAATCTATTCTATCACTCCTTCCTTGGAATTTCAAGGAGGAATCATAAAATGAAAAAGAAAAGGCTTGAAGAAACGCTACGGAAGTGGGAGGTGTCGGAATGACCGTTGCAGAAGCTATTTCCCTCCTGCCTGATGCGAAACAGATTGCTATTGCTTGGGGGGCGTTCAGCCGGAATATCAATCCGGACGATGAACTGGATATGGACGCTTATGGCCAGTATCTTGTTCACCGGATTAGTTATCATGGCAACGACAAATTTGAGCTTAGCCTCGTTATGCGCCCGGCCAAGGCAGAGTAATCCGTCCACTCCGCAAAAAAAAGTAACGGAAAATCAGCAAATCTATGTAGTCGCACTCCGTATGGGGTGCGTGGGTTGAAATAGCTCTGATAGTTTCATCTTTACAATTTCCATCGTGTCGCACTTTGTATGGGGTGCGTGGGTTGAAATATAGACGCGGGCCTGCACCTGTCCGGCGTGTGCATCTGGGTCAAAAACTCGTTTGTCCTGGGCCGCAGCGACTACCATTGGCAGCACGAGCCGGTCCTGTACGGCTTTCTCCAGAACGGCAGGCACCGCTGGTACGCCGACCACAAAAGGAGAAAAATTTTTTTGTATAAACCTCTTGACTTTTGCATAAGCATATATTATAGTAATGCTTAGGCAAAAGTGAGGTGATGAAATGTCTCCCAGAACGGGACGGCCTATTGTTGGGGATAGCCCGAAAAGTTCTCAAATAGGATTCCGGGTAGCACAAAAAACTGTAGAGAAGTTTGAAGAGTGCAAAAAACTGTCCGGAAAGACGAAAGTAGAGCTTTTTGAAGAAATGGTTGATGATCTCTACAATAAGCTGGTCAACAAAAAATGAGAACAGCCCGCCACCCGTCAAAGTTCGCAGACTGTTCCCATTCACAAACCAAGGAGGTTTGATAAATCCATTCTATCAGACCTTCCTTGGAATTGCAAGGAGGGATTTATATATTTACTTCCGCAGATGCAACACAGCTGTTTGCAAAACACTCGATTTTAATGGGTGACAGCGATGTAATATCACTTGCCACAGCAGTTGAAATCGGTGGACGGGCTGGTGAACTGGCTTCTGATGTAATGTGTTCCGCAATGAAATTGGAGCAGTGGAAAAGAAATACTGTGATTTTTGGCGATAAGGATAGTGTTTACTCTGTAATGTGCTACACATACGAGGGCTTCCGGGACTTCCTCAGTTATGTTAATGTGATTGAGTTGAAGGGTTTGTTGGACAATCCTCCCGTCGTTACAAAAGACAGCAAAGTCATTGACTTTCAGGTAGTAATTGCCCATAAGTCCAGCGCAGGCAACTAAAAGCATTGCACTTTGGTGGTTATAATGATGTACTCCTACAAATTCCGGATATATCCGAACAAGGCACAGGAAAATTCAATTCAGCGTACATTTGGTTGTTGTCGGTTCGTTTTCAATCACTTTCTCGCTGAACGAATGGAACAGTATAAGGAAACTGGGCATTCTCCGACATTTTTTCAGCAATGCAAAGAATTAACAGCATTAAAGCAGGAACTTCCATGGCTCCAGGAACCAGACAGCCAGTCTTTGAAGAATTCTCTGCGCAATCTGGACTTCGCTTATCAGAATTTCTTCCGGCGAGTGAAACAAGGTGGAAAACCTGGATTTCCGAAATTCAAGAGTAAGAAGAAGCGGCAGAAATCATATAAGACTGCTGGAGCAGTTAAGGTGTTTGATAAGTCGTTACAGCTCCCAAAACTGGGACTTGTAAAGTGCCGTGTTAGCCAAGAGATCAGGGGCCGCATTGTGTCGGCAACAGTGTCGCAGAATCCATCAGGGAAATATTTTGTTTCCTTATGCTGTACTGATGTCGAAATAGAACCCTTTCTTTCTACTGGAGAAATGATTGGCATTGATATGGGCCTGAAATCCTTTGCCGTTACCTCCGAAGGAACGGAATACGAAAATCATAAATACCTTGCAAAGTCGCAGAAAAGGCTTGCCAGGTTCCAGAGGCAGATGTCCCGAAAAACAAAGGGCAGTGTACGCTGGGAAAAGGCAAGGATTAAAGTAGCCCGATTGCACGAAAAGGTTGCGAACCAGCGAAACGATACACTTCATAAACTGTCCGCCAGTCTTATAAGAGAATACGACCTGATAGCAATTGAGAATTTGGCACCGTCTAACATGGTCAAAAACCATAAGCTGGCACAGCCAATAACAGACGTTTCTTGGAGCGAATTCCGGCGACAATTGGAATACAAGGCGACCTGGTATGGAAAACAGGTGGTCACAGTTGATCGCTTCTTCCCATCCAGTCAGCTTTGCTCCAATTGCAGTGCTCAATGGTCGGGGACGAAAGATCTTTCTGTACGGGAATGGACTTGTCCAGTCTGCGGCGTATTTCACAACAGGGACATAAATGCCGCAAAGAACATATTGAAGGAAGGGCTGCGTTTGTTGATGTAATCAATACATAGGGGTAGGGTAGGGTATACCCGAACCAATACGCTCGGGGACATTGTGTAAGACCTCGCAGGCGCAGGCTGTGGTGGATGAACCGAGAATTTCCTGTTACGAATTCATTAAATTTTTAACAAATTTAACAGAATTATTAACTAGCGAATATACCAAACCAGGTGTAAAACAAAACAGGCGGAGCGGCGGGCGGTTCGATGTGAGCCGTCCGTTCGTCTGCCTGGGTCGAAGGTACTGTGACGCCCTCCCCCTGGCCAGCGGGGGCGAAAACGCCCGAAAAACGCGTAGTCACCGAAAAAATTTTTTGGGGAACTTTCGTTTCCGGGGCGTAGTTTTTGTGCTATTTATTGGAAAGGAGTGCATCGGCTTGTCAACTCCCAGAAAGGGGAAAATTGAAGAAACTCCCGGCTTTTGCAAGACAGAAGACCTTGCAAGGCTTTTCCGTCTGAGTGGGCAGTCCGTCAATCAGCTCACCAGGGACGGCGTTATCAAGCGCAGGGATACCCCGGCTGGAAAACGCTATAACGTGATGGAATCCGTTGGGGCCTATGTGGAGTACCTTCGGGATAAGGCGGCGGGCCGGGCAGAGAAGGGCATCCCGGAATCCAAGGAACTGGAGAAATTTGAAGCGGAAGTCCGTATCAAGCAGGCCAAGGCCCAGATTGCCGAGCTGGAGGCCCAGGAGCTTCAAGGCATTATGCACCGCAGCGAGGACGTGGCTGCTCTGACGGAAGACCTGCTGTACACCGTCCGGAATTCCCTTCTGGCCTTGCCGGGGCGTCTGGCTGTGGACGTGGCCGGAACCGGTACCGCCGCCGAAGCCGCAGAAATTATCAAGCGTGAGGTCTTTCTGGTGATGAAGGATTTGTCGGATTACCGCTATGACCCGGAGAAATACGCGGAACGGGTCCGGGAACGGATGGACTGGCAGGCGGAGCATGGAGGTGAAGAGGATGACGAGTAGAGCGGCGGCGCGGCGGTTGATGAAGGCCATTGCCCGTGGACTTGCCGGAATGCAGCCGCCGGAAAACCTGACCGTTACCGAATGGGCGGAATGCAAGCGTTACCTTTCTTCTGAAGCCAGCGCGGAACCCGGCCTTTACCGCGTCAGCCGCACGCCTTACCTACGGGATATCATGGACGCTTTCACCGACCCGAAAGTGCGGCATATCGTCTTCGTGGCCGCGTCCCAGGTGGGCAAGACGGAGGTTATCAACAACATGATCG